GGGAAATTTTCGATGATAAGAATTATCTGTTTAAAGTAGGTAACGGGATCATTGACCAATCCAAATTAGGTTTTTCTGAACGCGGAAATATCATTCCCGAGCGAGCAGATGAATTAGAAGGTAGACCTTACGAGATTCGTGACATTATCGTGCCGAAGCGTAAAACATACATTGAAGATACTTATAGTTTTAAGAGCAAAGCAGACGATTTAGACAGACGAGTATCTGCTTACATGGGACAATTCTTTAAAGATACCAAGTTTACAAGTAATCCTCCGATCGAAGGATTGTACAAGGTATACTCAACTGTATTGTCTAGGATCATCCACGATCTAAAACGAAAACAGTATAAGTTCCCTAACATCGAGTCTCGATACAATGACCAAGAAGTCATTAACTTTGTGGAAAGTAACTATAAAGATTTATTTGTTGCGGAACCTTATTTCCGTTTAGATAATATCTCGATGAAACACGTTACCATCCATCCAACGTATCACACTGATGTAACAACCCTCACTTACCATGAGGTTCGTTTCTTAAAACAAATTATTCGTATTTATTTTAGAAATGAGATTGAGATATCTCACTTTATCCGAATTGGAGAAAACACGTGAGTGAAAATAATTACCCCGTGAATCAGCCTGTATACGGTCGTGGTATTGCTGCGAACGTGTCCATTGTCGGTATTGATGGTGAACCTCCCATCCTAGATGATTCTCAGGTATGGCGGATATGGGCAATTCATGATATTTATTTAGGTCAGGAAGGTCATCGTAAATACGTACCTAAGGTAGGTGACTTCGTATTAGATACGAATACCTTTACTTATTACAAGGTTATTGCTGTTAACCAAACCACCTTGGTTCCAGAATTAGAAGAGATCTCTTCTAAGACATCTTCTGACGAAATGTCTAAAGACGAAGGTCGTTTCTTTTCTGGCGGTACATTAGCAACACCTTGTGCACGACAAATTTTTTACGATGATTCGGTAGTACGACCTACATTGACTGTACCCGCACAATTCCATATTCAAGGTTCATTACCTCATCATGCGATTGCTTTTAAAGGAACCGTAGCTGGTGCTGGCGGACTGCCAATTTCAGTACGATACGATGCTAGCTATAATGTAATTGGTAATGAGATTCCTTTAGAACCGATTGGTCAGCAATATCCAAATAACCTTACTCAATGGTATTTGCCTCCATTTTATTCAGCGCATGAATTAGAACAAGGCGAAATGGTCTTGATTCTGGTTTATGATGATAAAGGTGGTTTGTTATCTCGCACTAACTTTATCGTTGAGAAATCGGCACTTCTTCGAGATGTGTCTGATGCAGATAAATTCATCTCTGCAATCTCTATTGATTCGATGTATATCGATGCTAAGGATGAATCGAACCTCTTGATCCCTGAACAGATCTTGAAGAACTCTATTAACATCATGGGTAAAGTACATTATACCGACGGTACTATTGTCACCTACCCAGTCGATGGTAATAAATTCGAATTGTTATATCTGGATCGTGCATCAGAATCAACAGTCGGTGTGAAAGGTACTTTGGTACTCAAGTACTACCTTGGTGCTAATGAGAAATCAGTCAATGTGATTAATAACAACAATCGTTATTTTGTCACTCGTAGCTTTAACTATACCATTACTGAACGTGATGGTGCTTACTCAGTTAAACTCTACCCAGTTCCACGTTGGGTAAATGATACTGTTGGTTATCAGCTCGACTGGTATTTATTTACATTGGATCGTAACCAATGGATTGATGTGACTAACGATGTGTACATTACTTCTAATTCACCGATTCGTTCATTGAATGGTAAACTCTTCGGACCTAACCAACAATTGAATGTAGCGATTGATTTAGGTGTATTGAACAATGCATTCCGTGAACATATCCATCCTCAACAAGTAGACATTCGTTTGTTACGTAATGCAGCTGACGCTACTGCTGATCGTTGGTTACTGGGTTTTGAAGCTTATCAGAATCCTCCATATGGCGAAGGATTAGTTTGTAATGTACGCGTCCTTACTGGTACGAATTATACTTATAATTTTGCTAATAGCTGTACAGATCTCGATGATTGGTTAAGAAAAGTATATTACTCAACCATGCCCCAATATCGTACGAATCGTGAAAATCAAGCACCTAAACCTAACATGTTTAAATTGTTAGTAGGTGGTCAAGAACACGAATTCCCTATTAGCATGTGGAATCAGGATTTGTCTGTACCTACTCGTTGTAAAGCAACATCTACTGTATCATTGGTATTCTTTACC